TTGCTTTGAATTTGACTAACAATTCGAAACTGCCAGATTTCTATGTGTCAAGAACAAAGCGTCAAGTAAACGCCTTCCATTTTGTCAGTCCTCAATCCCTTCCCATAGCCCGCTTCATACGTTTTATTGCGTATTCAAGCCCGGCGTGAGCACTTTTCCATTGCAAGCCCTTAATAAGGATTTGCTCTTGAAAAATTGGCGAGGACTTTTGCAAAGATAGCTATTTGTAAACTAAGTCAAGAAGGAAATGAAGAAAAGTTCGTAAAATCAATAAAAATAGGTCTCGTTTTAAATTAAGATTTAGTTTTTGCGAATGTTTCTTTTACATTAACGCCACAGGATTCCACATCAACGCCAAATGCTGCCACGAAAGCACAAAGCGATTGACTTTTGCCAACCATGCCTTTACTTTGCGTTGTCAAGCAGAGCGATATTCCCGAAATGTGGAGAGTGAGGGCAACAAAGTGCCACAAGCTGCCACCTCACTGCATATCCATCGCATTACGGAGATTAGTCCTTTACTTTGCAGGCAAAACCGAGTATCAACATTAAAAACAGTATCGACTATGGACATTTTGATTATTCAGAAAGAGGCGTTCGAGGAAATGGCGGCGAAGTTCAGCCGTTTCACGGAACGTGTGGATGCCCTCCTTGCCAAGCAGGGCGGCAAGTCTTTGAACGGGTGGATGGACAACCAAGAGGTATGCCGACAGCTCAACATCAGTCCGCGAACCTTGCAGACGCTGCGCGACAACGGTACGCTGGCTTATTCACAAATCAACCACAAGGTGTTTTACAAGCCGGAGGACGTGATGCGCATCGTAAAGCCAGCCGAACACAAACGGGCGAACAGAACCGTTTGATTACGATTGTACCACTAAATCCAACGTAACATGAGCGAAATGATTACCAAAAACAATGTGCTGGTCGCCCAGTTCGGCGACACGCTTGACCGTCTGCTAGACGGCATTGAGAACTTCGTGGTAAACAGCCGTCCGACTTTGGGCGGAGAACGCTTCCTGACGGACAGGGAAGTGTCGGCACGGCTGAAAGTGAGCCGCCGCACCTTGCAGGACTACCGCAACACCGGAATGATAGCCTACTACCAGTTGGGCGGCAAGATTCTTTATAAGGAATCGGACATCGAGCGGATGCTTGCCGCCAATTACCGGGAAGCGTTCAGATAGAATAAAACCTCAGATGGCGTTAGAGGCAGTCTCATACGCCGTCTGAGGGTATCTCTTACGCCGTTTGAGGTCGACTCAATTTCCCGCTCTCTTTCCACGTGACGGGGAGAGCGAAAAGAAAAGGTTGATAGGTTTACTCTCGTGACTTGCTTTCAGTCTGCCCATAATGAACCGTCTGAACGCCATACATTCCTTAGTCCTAAGCCGGAAGGCGATGGCAATTACCATTTCAAGGCTGTACACATCATAGCAAATTCTACCGTCTTGTTTGACATGCCGCATCGTTTCTTCTTCCGATAACTCCATGCTCTTGTAGATGGAATGTACAGCTTTGCGTATGTCACAACCGAATACATTGAATGCATCGGACATTTCCTGCTGCGTCATCCAAACGGGAGCGGTCGGCATAATGACCGTCCCGTTTTCGTTGATTGATATTATTCCACGTTCCATAATCATTTCCCAATCTGTTCATTATTAAAGTCTGTTTCTTTTGGCAATTCTTGCCTTTTGTACCATTTGCCTGTTCCGTACATCATTCTGACCGCCATCAGGTTGTCCATGTCCTTTGAAATCTTTTTGTCCGTTACTTCCGCGTACCGCTGGGTGGTTCTTATACCGGAGTGCCCCATCATCTTTGCGATGCTCTCAATGGGTATTCCCTCCGAAATCAAAAATGTTCCGAAGGAGTGCCTGCTTTGATGGTAGGACAAGTTTTCCTCCCTGCCGATGGCAACGCCCAATTCGTGTATCTCAAACCACATTTCGTCACGGCTCGGAAGCGGGAACACGGGCTTCGTGTCGTCCGTGGTGTTGTAGAGGTCAAGTATCTGTTCCGCTATCGGGTGCAGGGGAATGAACGCCTCCACGTTGGTTTTCTTCCGGTTGATGCGGATGTAACGCCTGCCGTCGGCGGTCGTACCGATGTGGTGCGGATGGAGTAGCATAGTGTCCACGTACGCCAATCCCGTGAACGTCGAAAACAAAAATGCCCTCCGACCCAGTTCCTGCAGCGGGTCAAGCATAGGGGTTTCAAGAATGGCTTTCAGTTCCGCACGGCTGATGTGCCTGTGCTTCGGCGCAGGCTTCTTCTCGTATTCCATGTCCTCCAACAGGTTGGCACGAAGTATCCCGTAGTCCACGGCAAGATACACCAGCTTACTCAGCCAGCACAGGCACTTGTTGATTTGCTGTGCGCTGAAATTCTTGTTGCGCTTCATGAACGCCTTGTAGGAACTGCCGAAGTCCTCCGTGATGTCGGTGAACTTGATGTCCTCCTTGCCCAACGAGGTAAGGTAGTCTTTCAGGTATTTCTGGTAATACCCCGAATGGCGGTAGGTGGACGTGGAGTTTATCTCCTTTGAACGGGCGAGCAGCCGCTCACGCTCCCTTTCACCCATCTGCAACAGCTTGGTGGGGATGACAACCCTTTTCGCCAATGCATTTTTGAGCAGTTCGGCACTCACCACGTTCTGTTTCTTCAAAATCTCATCGTAGGCAAGCTCTATGGACTTGCGGAACTCTTGCAAGCGGTTATTCTCACGGACTACCCGGATGGTTCCCGCCTTGCTGTTCCAATCTTCCGGTCTGCAATAGATACCCGTCGCCATCGTGGAACTCTTGCCGTCTATGGTTATGCGGCAAAGGACGGAGGTCGTGCTATCAGCCTTTACTTTGTTTCTGTTGATATACGGTAATATGGAAAATGTACTGCGCATAGATGTTATGTTTTGGGATTAAAGAATAAGTTTCAAGTCTTTGGTTGCCTCAATGTACTTGTCCATGTCCTCAAAGAGCTTCTTCGGGGTGACACGGGCATAGACCTGCGTGGTGGTTATATCGGAGTGTCCTAACATCCGGCTGATGGTTTCAATCGGCACTCCGGCTTCCAGCGTAATTAACGAGGCAAACGAGTGACGTGCTTGATGGTAGCACAAGCTGGTGCTCACCCCTGCAAGTACGGCGAGTGATTTCATGTGCCGCCGAAGGTTGGGATGGTGTATCATGGGGAACAATGTCGAACGGTTGTCATCATGGTATTTCTCTATCAAGGCGATGGCTTCCGGCAGCAGCTTTACACTTGCCCGAAGCTCGTTCTTCTTGCGGCGGTATTTCAGCCAGAGGCTTCCCTCGTCATCCGTGTAGAGGTTCTCACGGGTGACGCTTACGGCATCCGCATAGGCGGTTCCCGTATAGCAGGCAAACAGGAAAAGGTCACGGGCGAGGATGTGCGTGGTGCGCCATGCGGGTATTTCCACATCACGTATCTTCTCAAAGTCCTCGCGGCTCAACGCCCTCAGTGTCCGCTCCGTCTTTTGCGGCAAGGTGAAATTGGAGAAATGGCATCTTTCGGCATATCCCTCCTTGTAGGCGATGCGGCATACCTTTTTCAGGATGGCAAGATAGTGGCACACTGTATCCACGGCATACCCTTTTACGTCCATCACATAGTTCTGGTAGTCGTGGATGAACTGTTCGGTAAGCTGCCCGAAAGCGATGTCTTTCGTCTTAAACTGGCATTGGACAAATTCTTCCAATGTGCGGCGCATATAATAGTATGCCGGATATGTCCCTTTTGCCCGGTCTATTCCGATACGCGCCTTCAAGTCCTCGCAGATGCGGTCGGTCATCCGAAGCAGCGTCATCTGCGTTTTCATGCTGCCTTGAAACAAGTCTTTGACCGCCGTAGCGTCAAAGTCCTGCCCGCGCTCAATTAGCGTGTCAAACGCCGCATTGACCGCAAACAGCAGCTTGTCCAGTTTGGCATTGGTTTCCACCGCCTCGCGGCTCTTTCCGTCCAGACGGCTTTCACGTGCGTTCCACAACTCCGGCTT